TTTCAAACTTTTGTTATAGGAAACTATACAGCAAGATATTTAAAATTTAGGCTTGTATTAACGTCTAGTGATTTAGCTTCTACCGCTGTTGTTTCAGAGGCTAGTGTAACAGTCGATATGCCAGATAGAATATTTAGTGAGGACAATATATCATCAGGCACATCTACAAAAACAGTTACATTTGCTTCACCATTTAAATCTACAAACTATGCAGTTGGTATTACAGCTGAAAATATGGCAACAGGAGACTTCTTTACAGTCTCAAACAAAACTGTTAATAGTTTTGACGTTTTATTTAAAAACTCAAGTGGAACTAATATATCAAGAACTTTTGATTTCATTGCAAAAGGATTTTAAAAGGAGTATAACAAATTATGGCACAGGCAACAGATTTTACAATAGCAAACCAGTCGTTTCCAAATTTTAGAACTGATCTAAATTCAGTTTTATCTGCAATCAATACAATGAACTCAGGGACATCAAGACCATCATCTGCTGTAGCTGGTACAATGTGGCTTGATACGACTTCAGCTACTTCCCCAACGATAAAATTCTTTGATGGATCAGATGACATTAGTTTTGCAACAATAGATTATAGTGCAAACACAGTTAATTTTATAGATAGTACAGTAGCATCTGATTTAGTAAATGATACCACACCTCAACTAGGGGGTATGTTAGATGTTAATGGTAATGCTATTGGAGATGGTACTTTAGAATTATTAAAATTTTCAGAAACGGGATCAGCAGTCAATGAATTTACAATCACCAATGCGGCAACAGGAAATAATCCTGTTTTATCTGCAACAGGCGGAGATACAAATGTTGGTTTAGAATTTACAGCAAAAGGAAGTGGATTTATTAAATTTAACGATTTAGCCTATATTCCACAACAAGCCTTAACTTCATCATCAAATGCAGTAGCTTGGGACGCACAAGCAAAGCCTAACGCATATCATTTAACTACTGAAAATACGACATTCTCTGCACCAACAAACAATGTTGAAGGATCTTTTATTTGCTTAGAAATTAATTACAATGGTTCACACACAATCGCATTTAACACTGTATTTGAATTTGCGGCTTCTACTGCACCAACATTTACTTCAACAGATGGTAAAACTGATATATTAGTTTTTAGATACAATGGGGCAGTGTGGCAAGAAGTGGGCAGAACTTTGAATCTAAGCGAGAGTTAATATGTACGCATTAGTTATAGATAACCAAATAGAAAAAATGATTACTGCACCAAAATCATTAGTGATTGGTGATGTAAGATACCCAGCAAAAATATTTCAACTTTGGACAAAAGATGAAAAAGAAGCGATTGGAATTTATGAAGTTGTAACAGATTTATCTAATTTTAAAGATGAAGAATATTACGTTAATACAAATGAGGAATATAATTTTGCAGATGGACAAGTCACTAGATCGTGGGGAACTGCAACAGCTAAAAATATTACAGATACTTTATGGACTCAAACAGATGCAGATAATGGTTTTTTACCAGAGGACAAAGAAGTTGGAGATGTAAAAACTGAAGGGTTAAAAACACAAAAGAAAAGAATTGTAAAACAACAAGCTGAAGGCTTATTAGCACCCACAGATTGGTATGTTGTAAAAGCAACAGAAGTTGAGGATTATTCTGTACCATCTAATATCACAACATTTAGGTCAGCAGTAAGAGCCAAATCAAATGAAATGGAAACAGCGATTGATAATGCGACTGATGTAGATGCTTTAAAAACTTTATATGATTACACCGAGCAAGAAGATGGAAGTGTAACAAGACCATTAGGCGAATTTCCAACATTGGAGAACTAATGTCCGCACCATTAATTTTAGGAACTAACTCTATTAAGGATACAGGTTTTAGCGTAGATAATTCAGTTAGACTTGATGGTACTGATGATCATTTTAGTAGAACATTAACACAAGCGGGAACATCTAATAAGGCTTTTACTTTTTCTTGTTGGATAAAAAGAAGTAAGAGAAATACAGATGTGCCAAGATTAATGCACATGGGTGGAAGCAGTGCATCACCAACTCATTATTTTAGAATTGCTTTTAGAGATGATGGAAGTGGTGCTTTACAACAATATCACGAAGCAAATGGTGGTGGTTTTCAATTAACGACAAACAGATTATTTAGAGATGAATCTGCTTGGTATCACATTGTTGTTGCTGTTAACAGTGCGGCTACAGAATTAATTGATAGACAAAAAATATATGTCAATGGTGTTCAAGAAACTTCAATGTCGTCATCAACTGGTATGTCTTATAACGAAAATTTAGGATTTAACGATTCAGGTGATGTCATTTATCTTTTTAGAAAACAACAAGACTCAGATCACTTTCCAGGGTACGCTTGTGAAGTTGCTTTTATAGATGGACAGCAACTAACTCCCACATCATTTGGAGAGTTTGACTCGGATACTCCATCAATTTGGAAACCAATAGATTTTAAAGATGATGTTACTTTTGGTACAAACGGGTTTTATCTTGAATTTAAAGATAGTTCTGCTTTAGGTGCTGATACGTCTGGGAATGGTAATAATTTTAACTATAATTTTGGTGCAACAAATCAATCTACAGATACTTGCACAAATAATTTTGCAACATTAAATTCTTTAACGACTTGGACAGGTGGCAGTAGTCACGTCTTATCAGAAGGAAACACTATAATTACTATCGGTGGTACAACTGAAAAAAGAGCTGTTTTAGGGACAATCGGATTCACTAAAGGAAAATGGTATTGGGAAGTTAAATATGTTTCAAAAACAGGAGATAATTATTCAACCATTGGAATTACAGATGCAAATACAGATGAACGTAATGGTTACGGAGAATATGATTATGCTTATAGAGGGGAGTATTCATCTGGCGGATTAAAAGTAAATAATTCAACATTTACTTCATACGGAGATACTTGGACTGTTGGAGATATTATAAGCGTAGCTGTTGATTGTGATAATAATTATATTTATTTTGCAAAAAATGGAACATATCAAAATTCTGGTGATCCAACAAGTGGTTCAAGTGGTACAGGTGCGGCTTTTAATATAGTAGATGCTTCTAATACTGATGGGGGACAATACTTACCTTGTATTGGAAAACAAGATTCAGCTGATCCAGTTTTTAATTTTAATTTTGGTAATCCTACCTTTTCTATTTCATCAGGCAACTCAGATGCAAGAGGACACGGCAATTTTTCATATGCTCCACCATCTGGCTATTTTTCCCTGTGTAGTTCTAACCTTGCGGAGTTTGGATAATGGCTTACACAACTATAGACGATCCAACAATTTATTTTGACACCTTAACATGGACAGGTAATGATGCTGATTCTAGGGATATAGGCGGTTTAAACTTCCAACCAGATTGGGTTTGGTGTCGCCGAAGAGATGATGCTGCGGGTCACAATTTATTAGATGTTGTTAGAGGTGCTGGTGAAAATTCTGAATTAGCATCTAGCACCAATGGTGCTGAAGGATCTAATGCACAAGATCGTTTTGGTTATCTTAGTGCATTTTTATCAGATGGTTTTAGAGTTGAAGATGGATCAGAAGCATCAGGTGATAAAGCTTACTGGAATCAAAACAGTGCAAGTTATGTTTCTTGGAATTGGCTTGGTGCTGGGACTACACCATCAAAAACTTATGTTGTTAAAGTAGTATCTGACAGTGGCAACAAATATAGATTTGATGATTTTGGAACGAGTGCAATTACATTAGAATTATCAGAAGGTGGCACATTTAGATTTGACCAGTCTGATAGTTCAAACTCAGGACACCCACTAAGATTTTCAACAACTTCAAACGGAACTCATGGTGGCGGATCAGAGTATACAACTGGAGTTACAACAAATGGTACTCCAGGTTCAGCTGGTGCATACACTGAAATAACAGTAGCGGCTTCTGCCCCAACATTATATTATTACTGTACAAATCACTCTGCTATGGGTGGACAAGCAAACACACCGACTACAAATAGTTTTACAAACGTAGATGGGAGTATTCAAGCTAACATCTCACCCAATACCACTGCTGGATTTAGTATTCTTACTTGGACAGGAACAGGCTCAAATGCTACTTTAGGTCATGGGTTAGGTGCTACACCTAAATTAATTTTTTGTAAAAGAAGAAGTTCAACAAAAAACTGGATAAACTATGATGTAGTTAATGGTGCTACTAAATTTACAAATTTGAATGACACTTCAGTTGGTACAAGTTCAAGTGTTTTTAATAATACAGAGCCAACAACTTCTGTTTTTTCAGTTGGTACAAATACTCATGTAAATGAATCTTCCGCAACTTATGTCGCTTATTGTTTTGCAGAAAAACAAGGTTACTCAAAAATAGGAAGCTACACTGGTAATAGCTCTAGTGATGGAACTTTTCTTTACCTTGGTTTTAAACCTGCACTTGCTATTATAAAAGATATTACATCTACCGATCCATGGCACATGATTGATAATAAACGTAGTCCAAGAAATTTAGTAAAAGAAAGATTATTTCCAAATAATAGTAATGCAGAAAATACATCTGCTGATATTTGTGATTTTGTATCTAATGGCATAAAGTTCAAGGGTACAAATGATGGATTTAATGGATCAAGAAATTATCTTTATTACGCAGTAGCCGAGTCACCTTTTGTAAATTCTAATGGAGTACCAACAAACGCAAGATAATATGAATGATAAAATTTTTAAACATACTTAAACATTGGAAAGGTAATTTATGGAAGAAATCAAACAACGAATTAAAGAACACGAAGGTTTTAGGGATACTGTGTATTCCGATAGTTTGGGTTTCGCTACTATTGGCTATGGTCATCTTGTACTTCCCTCTGACAACTTTATTGAGGGTACTACTTATCCTAAAGAAATGCTTGAAAAAATTTTTGATAATGATTTTAAAATAGCACATAATTCAGCAAATGAGCTTCTTGAAAATATCGATCATAATCACGTTGTAAAAGGTGTAATAATAGAAATGTGCTTTCAATTAGGAAAACCAAGAGTAATGAAGTTTAAAAAGATGTGGGAAGCATTAAAAAATAATGATCTAAAAACTGCATCAAAAGAAATGATAGATAGTAATTGGCATAAACAAACTACAAAAAGATGTGAGAGTTTGGCTAATATAATGAAAAATGCTAACAAATAGGAGAAACAATGCTAACTAAAAAACAAAAAAAACTACCAATGGCTTTACAAAAAGCTATATTGAAAAAACAAAAACAAACTAAAAAAACAAAGAGGAGGAAATAATGCCCAGAGGTGTTGGATATGGGTCTGCAAGACCTATGAAAAAAAAGAAAAAGAAAAAAAAGAAGAAGAAGTAATGGTTAAAGTTGCATCAATAAAAAACATCATAAAAGATCTTACGCCAAGACAGCAAAAGACTATGAGATCTCATGCAAGACATCATTCTCTTAAACACATGAAGTCTATGGCTAGATTAATGAGTGGTGCTGGTGGAAAAAGAAAAAGAACTTTTAATCAAGCTCATACTATAGCCATGAGGACTATTGGAAAATGAGTCGAAGAAAAGTTCCTAAAGATAAAAAAACAAAAATTCCAAAAAAATATTTATCTGGATTAAAAGGATCAAAAAGAAAAAGAAGAGCAAGACTAATTAAAAAAGTTTCTGCTATTTACAAGTCAGGTGGATTTATACCAAGAGATCTTTTGAGAAGGAGAACAAAAGCATAATGGCATCAAAATTCAGACGACCATTATCTGCAGCAACAAAAGCAACTTTGAGAAGAAAAGCCAAAGCAAAAAAAGGCGTATCATATTCAACATTAGTAAAAGTTTACAGACGAGGCCAAGGAGCATTTCTTGGAGCTGGTAGTCGAAGAGTGCCTATGGCGGCTTGGGCTATGGGAAGGGTTAATTCCTACCTCCGGGGATCAAGAAAACATGATCTTGATCTGCGTAAAAAAAGAAAAAGATAATTATAGAAAATCAAATTAAAAACTGTTAATTGTCATTTATGGCAACACAAAAAGAAAAAAACATAGAGCTTGAAGGTAAAATAAAATTAGTCGATCAAAAACTCGATCTAGTTATTAATAATCATTTAACTCATATGCAAAAAGACATCGATAGAATTTTAATTGGTGTTGGAACTTTGTGTCTTTTAGTTTTAGGCCAGTTACTTTACATTTTATCTAATTAAATATACAACCACTAATATGTCGTATAAAAGGATTTTAGTTATAAGTGATTTGCATATTCCATATCATCATAAGGACTCATTTAATTTTTTGAGAGAAATAAAAAAAAAATATAAACCAGATTTTGTTTTAAATATTGGCGATCTGCTTGATTTCCATGCAATCTCTATGCATACCCACGATCCCGATCTTATGAGTCCGGGACAAGAGCTTTCATTGTCTCGCAAATATGTCAAAGAATTAGAGGGTATTTTTCCTGATATGATTGAGGTAGACTCAAATCATTCTAGTTTGGTTTATAGAAGAGCTGTTAAATTTGGTATGTCTAGAGAGTTTTTAAAAGACTATGGTGACTTTTTAGGTACTAAAAAATGGAAGTGGGTTGAAGACATAACTTTAAAAATGTCCAATAATCAAAAATGTTATTTTACTCATGGAAAAGTAGCTGATTGTATTAAGCTAAGTCAATCTATGGGGATGTCAGCGGTTCAGGGCCATTATCATACAAAGTTTAACATACAATATTGGGCCAACCCAGATAATTTATTTTTTGCTATGAACGTAGGATCTTTAATCAATCAAAAATCACTCGCCTTTGCATATGCAAAAAATTTTAAGACTAGGTTCATTTTAGGATCTGCAATGATAGTTGAAGGTTATCCTAAATTACTACCTATGGTTTTAAATAATAAAGGTAATTGGATAGAAAGGTTAGTATGACAAAAGATAAGGATAAGGACAAACAAAAGATAGTTAAATTAAGGCCACAGAAGCCTATAGAGACGCATTCGCAGCTAAATAGGCAAGTGGGTGGGGAACATTACCAGAACGCAAAAATACAACCCATAGAGCTCATTACAAGCCATAAGCTTGATTTTATAGATGGTAATATAGTTAAATATGCTTGTAGAGCTAAAAAGGGTGAGTCTCAAATAGAGAGGTATCAAAAAATCATACATTATGCTATGTTAGCTTTGGAGTTAAAATGTGGTTCAAATTAATAAATAATCCTATAACAAAATTAGTAGCTGGTAAGGTTGCAGATCATTTTAAGCATAGAGCTCAAAAAGTAAAAACAATAAGAGAAGCAGAGATACAAGCTTGTAAAGAAGTTGATGTTCAAAGAATAAAATCTCAAGACAAAAGTTGGAAGGATGAAATATTGATGCTTTGGCTCGTAGGGATGCTTTCTACTGGATTTTTTGAAAAAACGAGAGATAACTTTGAAGAGTGGGTAAGAATTATTAATGATTTACCTGACTCTGTGTGGTATCTTGTTATAATTGTATTCACAGCTACATTCTCAACAAAAATGACTGACAAAGTTCTTAATCGTAAGAAAAAATAATTATATCTTTTATAATTTATGTTAAATTAAATTATGGATGATGAATTTATTATGTGCCAAGCAGATTTTTTTATTGAAAAGGATAATGACGAAATTGGTCATTGTATATCACTAATATATTTAGACCGGCTTCCTAACTTACCTGAAAAGAAAAAATATTTATTAGAATTTGAAGAAAAGGGTTTTAATGTGGTTGATTATGAGGTTAAATTTAGGCCCATCAGAACTCCAATGGTCGACCATACGGACTATACAAAGCATTAAATTTTACCTCGTATAATCCATATAGTTAACAATAAACAAAGGATTATCATCGCAATCTCTTCGTAGCTTTGAGTTATATCAACTAGTTGAAGATAAAAACCAAAACAAATAGCAACAATAATACTGATAATAATTTCCATTTTTTTATTACAAAACCTTTTACAGCTTTTTTTATATCTTCTGGTGTCATTCCATATATAATCATTAATTACTCCTTTGCATTATAAGCTCACGTTTCAATTCACTTTGTAATAGCGATATAGCCGTTTGCTTATTATTAAAGTTATTTTTAGCTTTTATATACTCTTTATCTGCTTCGTCTAGTTTTACTCTTAGAGCAGTATATTCAGGATCAGTTTTTATTTGATATTCAATATCTTTTTGAGTTATCTTTTCACCAACAGATCTTGCTTTGTATTGGAAATAAAGATCAGCTTCTTTTCTTTTTATAGCTGTCTCCAAATCAATTTTTTCTCCGTAGCAATGACAATACTTATCTGACAATTCTCTCAAATCTTTTATCATTGTTTGAGCATCAATTTGAAGATAATCTTCTTTATGATTCATTTTATTTCCTAAAAAGGCATTTCATCATCATATTCGTTCATTTTTTGATGATCGTTTAAGTTTACAGGTTTAGAGTTTTCTGGTGCAGATGGTTGGGCCTCTGTCATTTGTTGAACAGAATATTGAGGCATTGTTTGAGATATTGGTTTTAAACCATCTTGGTTTTTAAATGGTTGGTTTTTCAAAGCACTAAAATAAAAAATTATTTTTCTTTTATTGCCATCGTCATATTGAGTTGGGTTATCTTCAAAATCTTGAGTAGCAATTTTAAGATTAGCTCCTTTTCTTATCATATCTAATATATGAGGTGACTCCAACCATTGTTGAAACTGATAAGCAGAATATTTTTTTTTAGTTGTCGAGTCGTACATTTGAACTTTAGGTTTACTTTTGTAATCCCAACCTCCCGGTTTTGCATTCTGCTCATGGTCTAATATGACTTCTAATTTATGTGTTTCAAAGTCACTGCTTCCGTATCTTTTTTTATACATTTTTTTTACTCCTTTTTGCTTTTTGTTTTTTTCGTTCTTTTTCAAGCTCATTATATTTTAACTGTGCTTTTGTTAAAAAATGACAAGCTTTAACTGCATTTAGAAATATTGATCTTTGTTTATACCAACGCATCTCAATATCTTTATTAGGTTCTTTAGGAATATTTAAGACACCTAACTTGGATATTTTTATATCTAAAGAATCTTCAATTAGTTTTT